TAGATCTTCTTAGGTGCTGATTCAGTGCTACCACTAGCATTGCCAGTAGAAGCTGCCTTAACTGCTTGCTTACGGGATTGCTCCTCTACAGCGGCAGTCTGCTGTACAATGTTCTGTCGCTCTTTCCATAAGCTAAATAGCTCATCAGCGGCTTCACTATCGTACTGCTGGTCTGCTGCTACAAACAGTCTAGTCCTAACATTGGATGCTTTAATCCACTCAGCAAAGTTAGCATCTTGCAAGATCTGGTTCATATCAGGGTGCTTACGTTGTAGCTCTGATAGTGCAGTGCTTGCTTTGTACTGCTTTGTAAGTTCTTCAGCTTCCTTAATCTTAGGATGGTTCTGAATCGCCCTATCTACAGCCTTATCAGGGTCTGTAAACCAATCTACTTCTTCGTCTTGTTGGGGTGCTTCTTTAGTATCTTCTGTGAGTTGTGTCTGGATATACGTATCAACAACCTTACGTAGCTCACCTACTTCAGAACTCTGTCGGCCCAATAGCTTCTCAGCTTCTTGGTGCATCTGTACAAGTTCTTCAGCAGACTTACCTTTGTACTTGTCGGGGATCTCAGGTTCCTGTGGTTCAGGAGTTCCCTGTTGTTCCTCTACTTGTGCAAACATATCTAGTTGCTGTTCGTTCTCTTCTTGGTTGTCCTGACGCTCAGGTTCAATAATCTTAGCCATTATTAACTCCGTACCTTAGTATTGTGGAGATGTTTAGTATGAAGGTTCTCTAAGAGGTTTGCCTTCGTTCATATGCCATGTGCTGCTCCCTTTTTTTAACCCACCTATCATGTGCATCAGGGAAGTCTCCACTAATGCCTTCAAGGTTAGATCTCACTGGGGAGATAACACGTTTAGCGTCCAAGCCACAACTGCACCTAGAAGTTGTGACATCAGACTTAACTAAATCTTCAAACAGTTTGCCGCAAGGACATCTGAAATCAAACAGCCTCATCTACAGACTCTTCTGATTCTGCTTGTTCGTGAGCGTTATCAATCTGTGTTTCAAGATTTAATATGGTTGCTAGGATAGCTAACTGACCTTTGCGAAAGTTCAAGTTATCGTTATCCGTAGTCATTTCTACTGAGTTGATCTGTCCAACATTACCTTGTAGGTCAGAGATTAGCTGCTTCCAGCCTTCTGATCTAAACATAGCAAAGTAATTGTTGAAATATGTTTCTAACTCTTGAGTCATCGTATTTTACCTTTGTTAAAGAATACTGGATGTACTTAAAGTACCTATATATTATATCATACTTTTTCGTGTTTGTCAAGTGTTATTTTGTTAAATATGAAATTAAAAGTGCTAGGCACATAGGTACTAGAAATATCAATACACCTATAACAGCACCTATTTCTCTAACGTCCTTCCAAAATTTCTTCTTAGCTGCTATTGCTTTAGCTAACTCTACTTGTTTAGCTTTTCTAGCCGCAGCCATAGAAGCCATAGCTTCTTGGTAAAGTTGTCCGTTACCGCTGACTGTAAAGAGATCTTTAATCTCTTGCATAGTCTCTTGTATTTGTTTCTTAGCTAGTGCAGCTTTAACAGCATCTGCTTCAGATAGCTTGCCTTCATTCTGCGCTCTAGCTAACTCTACCTCTGCGCCTCCAAGAGTAGATAAGAAAGCAGAGATACTTGAGATGTCATTGGTAGTCTCAGCTACACGCTTAATAGCAGACGTAGCAGCATTGACACCAGCAACAATTGCACTTATCTCTGCTATCATTATTACTTCTTCTTTTTCTTGTTAGCCATACGTTTTTTAGCTTTATTTGCCGCTGCTTTACCTTTAGGGGTATAGCTGTACTTCTTTCCGCCTACCATTGGCATAGTATTCTCCTTACTACCACTTAGATTTATTAGCCCAATATGCCGCAGACATCTTGCCCTTGGCTATATTCTTTGCGTGTCTTGCTTTGAAAGACTTACGCCTTGCTTTTTCAGAAGCTGTCTTAGGGTTTTTCCCTGCGCCACTGACTCCTTGCTGACCATACCTGATGGTCTTAACTTTATCACCTTCCTTAGCTACCACCACATGAGATTTAGTAGGGTGGTTTGGTGTACGCTTTGGTTTGTTGTAACCGCTAACTCCAGCACGTTGGAGACGTGAATCTTTTTCTTTCGCCATTACGCAGCCTTTTGTGTTTGCTTTGTAGTTTTTCTAGGTGATGCTGTATTTTTAGCATTTAGTGCCTCTAACTCTTTAATCTTAGATTCTAGTTCATCAAACTTCTTGTTGACTTGATCTACTATCTGAGTTAGTTCTGTACGTGTTACGACCATCAAGTTATCCTTGTTGTAATTGAAGGGGTTGCATGGGTTGCACTGGTTGCGGTGCTTGTTGTTGAGGTTGATTCTTTAGGTCAATCTCTTTTTCTTTCAAGAATGTCTGAGCAATCTTCATACGACGCTCAAACTCCTTGTCCTCTTGGTCGCCTGCCTTCAGGTTAGCTGTGACTGCCTTAATCTGATCAATCTGTAGCTCCTGTGGTGCAAGCTGTGTCTCTACAGCAATCTTCTGCGCTCTAGCACTAGACTCCTGTGCCTGACCGTTTAGAGCCGCTGTCTGTGACTGCTGGAAGGCCATCTGTGCCTGTGCAGCCGCTTGTTGCATCTGTTGTTGCTCAGGTGTAGGTTGTGATGCCTGCTCTGCTTGAGCCAACTTAGCCATTAGTTCTTCACGGTTAGACAGGTTCATGTTGTCAATAATTGACTGAATCAACGTGTTGTACAGTGGAGACTCTTGAGACATTGTTTGCAGTAACTGTACAAGTTGTGTTACTTCGTACTCACGAGCAATGATGCCTAGAGTAGACGTAGTGTTAAACTTGTAGTCTTTGACAGGATAGTTTTCTGGGTCAAACTGCATGTAACGACAAGCAGCCATCTTAACAAAAGGAATCAAGAAGGACTGTTGGAAGTTAATCAAGGTACGCTTGTGACGCTTGATGATTGCACCTAACGACATACTGATACCAGCAGCCGTAGCTTCACCGTTGATACTGCCAGGAATACCAGCGGAGTCAATAGCACCTGTAGACATCTGAACCATCTTCTGTAGTTCTGCTGCCTGTGCAAATGTAATCTGACTAACCTGACCAAAGTTGAATGGGTTAATAACAGACTTAGGGTCGCCGTTAGTCAACAAGATCTTACCTGGGCGTACTTCTGGACGAGAGCCTCTAGGAAGGCGTGTAGCGTCCATAGCCATCATTGGATGCACAGTTAATGCTAGAGCATCAATACGTGCCCGAAGCTCTGTGTCAAGCGCCTTCTGGCTGTTGTAACCCTTTTCACACACACCACGTCCCCAGAACCTACCTGGAACTACATCCCAAGGGAAGGCTACTACAGGACGATCCTGCATCATGTATGGGTTAGCTTCTGCTTTTAGTAGGATGCCTCCATTAGCCACAACCACAATAGCTTCAACGTAATAGCTGGCATCTTGTTCATCGTTCTCTGGTTCCTCTAGTTCAATATCAGCAATGTCTTCATCGTCATCAAGCAGTGCTTCTTTCTCACCAATCTCTAGCAAGTAACGAGGCACAAGTCCATAGTATTTCGTTAGGCGTACTTTGTCCTCGTCGTAGCTTGTTAGGTCTTGATCTGGCTCTAGGTCATAGTCACTAGCCGCCTGACCTACGTACACGCTCCTGTAGACACCTTCTTCCTGTAGCTGTTGTACCTTGTGTCGTGGCACAAACTCATCTACAGCAACACCTATAGCGTCCTGTATGGAGGTTGCTACTGGGTCAATCAGGAAGTTCTGTGGCAGTACAGGGCGTAGCTTAACTACTGTACGGTCTGTGACGTTAACACCTACTGCTTGTAGCTGTCCATCCATGATAGGCTGTGTAGCAGGAGCCATCTCTTTGACTTCCTCTAGCACTACTTCAGCTACACCAGTACCAAATACAGCACTGTTAATAAGACATTCACCTACTTGCTTGCGTATCTGAGTCTTCTCAAAGTCCTCATGCAGCTTACTGCGTAGATACACAACGTCCTGAGACTCTGCATCACCCATATCGTCGGTAATATCAAAATACTTACCACGACCGAAGGTTGCTTCCTCAATCTCTGCTACACTGGACTCTACAGCCTGCTGTAATGCAGGTGAAATGATACGTGAACGCTCACTTTTGCGCTCCATGTCCTCTGCTGCCCAGATTCCACGCCACAAACGGTAGAATTCTTCAAATCTTTCTGCATAATTGGACTCATAGTGGTCTCGCCACGAGTCACACTTAGCCATTACCCAGTTTTCTAGGTGTTCGTCGCTAGACAGAACGTCATTGTCACCGTAATCCATACTTTTTTACCTTGAACGTGAGCGTTTGGTTTTCTTTGCTATCTTTTTAGGCTGTGCGGAGTGTTGTTTGCCAGCCTTAGTGTCTTTTCTTTTCTTTCTGGTGGTGGCTGCGTACTCTTTTGCAGACAAAGACTTAATTGCTTTTTCTGGTAGGTAGCGTTCTCCAGTAGCTTTAGCTCCCTGAGTGCTAGGTTTGCCTGACTTTGTACGCCACTTCTGCTTAGTCCACTTCTTCAGTGACTTCTGTGACTTAGCTAGAGCCATTACTTGTATCCTCCACCCTTAGCTTTGTATTCCTTTGCCAACATCTGTGCCTTTCGCGCTGACCATTGTCCAGCCTTGCCACCTTTTGTACCTGCTTTGATTTTATTGAATAGGTTCTTACGCATAGTGGGTTTGGTGTAGTTACCAGCAGCATTTACTTTTGACTTCGCCATGTTAATATCCTGTTACTGCGTCTAAGACCTCAAGATCATCAATCTCAAAGTCATGTAAGTAGGCTCCCCTAGACAGTTGGTCTGTGTATGCTAAGGCATCCACAAGGTCATCATGTGTCAATACATCAGGAAACTGAAACAACTGGTCTAAAAATTTACTGTTCCAACCGCCCTGAGCTAAAGTAATTCTACCGTTTTCAAATTTACCTTGTAGAGCAGCCATAATTCTATTAGTTTTATTTTTATTCCCGTGAGTTAATTCCTCAACAACAAAAAATATACCATATTGTTTCATTAAATCTGTTAAAGGAGACATAATAGCTTGCTTAGCTATACCTTTTTCAATACCTACACTAATGGGCCTGTAGTCTCTAACAGCCTCAAATATTTTTCTAGCTGTCTCTGGAAAGTCCCAACGACCATAATTGATGTTTTCAACATACCAGCCATCTTCATTTACTTTTACAATAGCAATAGCTGATTCATCTAGTTTACTATTTTTACTTCTTGCTTTTGTTTCTGGCTCAAAACCAGCTAAGTCAATGCTTATGTAGTAGTCACCTATCTCCGGTGCTTCACCAAACTTAACCCACTCCTCCTTGAACATCTCTGAGCCTCTAGCTTCAAATGATGCCATGAACTCTTGACGGAATGCGTAGGATGACATAGACTTCTTAGCTAAATCAATCTCATCTGGGTCTAACAACTCATTGTCATAACTTGTAAAGTGCCATGCAGTATAGGACTCATCGTCCTCTAGCTCTGCGTACTTGTACAGGTCATAGAAGTGGTTACGCCCCATAGGTGTACCAATGAACAATGCAGCACCCTTCTGGTCAGCCAAGGCAGGTCTAAGGATCTGCTCAAAGACTTCAGGCTTCATGTCAGCGTACTCGTCCATCACTAGAAACTTTAGTGACACACCACGCATAGTCTCTGGTCTGTCAGCACCCTTTAGTGATATAGTAGCGCCATTGACTAACTTAATCTGTAGGTTGTTTATGTGTGCGTTAGTTACAACAGGGTGCGCCAGCTCCAATAGTGTTTGCCACATGATGTCCCTGGCCTGTCCTTGTGTTGGAGCTACATAGAACACATGGCCTCTGTCTGCCTGAAGAGCATTAACAATTAACATCCAAGCAGCTAGTCTTGACTTACCTGTACGTCTACCAGCAGCTACAATCTTAAATCTAGTAGGGTCTTCCCATACTTGTTGCTGCCAATCCAGTAGTTGTATGTTAAGATCAGTCATAGAAATACTTGACCACTAGCTCATCCAAGTCTTTCTCTTCCTCACACTCATACTCAACATCTAACTCAGGATCTCCATCCCAGTTTAGATCCTCTTGTTGTGCTAAAGTCTTCTTGTACTCTTTGTTAGTAAGCACTAACTATACGTCCACATTACAGGTGTATCAGTAGCTCTAATGTCTACATGCACAAAACCTCCAGCAACACCAATACCAGTAAAGCCTAACTTAATAGCATTCTTTACTACAGTGTACCTTTGTAAACCTGAAGACACAGCTATGTCCGCTGCTATGCCTTGTGCATGTGTACCTGGTCGTTGTTTACCTAGCTCAATAGGATGGTCAGGTGATCTATAGCCACTTGTGATAACAAAAGGAAAACCACAGTGCTCTCTAAGTTCATCCAAGGCATATATTAACTCATCTTCTATTTCATTCTCACCTGTCGCTTGACAAGCAAACTCATCCCTACTGAAATACTTAAACGTCATTGTTGGTGTATTCTCCTTCAATAGGGTCATTGGAGTTGTCATTATTCTGTGATGAGATGGTACTAGGGACACCTGAGATAGTAATTTGTACAGACTGTCTACCACCAGCACTATCCTTCTCAAAGTAACTAAGGGGTAACATCCTGTCCATGACTAGTTTCCAAGCTGCTGCTTGATTCTTATGGTCATCATTAAGTGCTGCATCAAATATACTGTCTAACACTCTACGGGACTTAGGGCTAGCTAACATCCTAGCCTTGTACTCATTGATAATTGAAGCATCACCTTTAGGTCTACCTACCTTACCTCTAGAGCCAGTAGTCTTCTCAACTATCTCACCCTTCCTAGGTCTACCTCGCTTACGCTTTGGAGGATCATCTTGATTATCCATAATGTATTTACCTTAACATTCTTTAAGATACCTCTTTATTATAGCATACTTTTTAGCGTTTGTCAAGTACTTTTTACTGTTATTTTCTTGACTGAGTCAAAGTTTTGACTTTACTTGTGTTAACAAGAGGTTACATAAGTTAGTAAATGCTTACTTTTTTATTAATTTACTGTTGTTTTCTAAATTCTACTTTTGAGTACTGGAGTGCCTACTACAATTATTCATCAGCGCCACAGGCCTCCCCCGTACCCAATCTGTTAGCCCCCTTAGCCCAACAGTTAGACTTAGGCGCACCACAGAGTACAACAGTTAGACTTAAGGGCACCACCTGGCGCTAACAGTTAGACTTAGGGGCGCAACAGAGTACAACAGTTAACCTAAGTCTACCTGAGAGGACTTAGCCTAACGGTTAGACTTAGGGGCGCTTGAGAATGCTGGAGAGTGTGTACCTATATAGTAGCCAATAAGGTTCTCTCAAGTAGACATAAGAACCTGGAGTCTTATAACAATATGATCTAAGAAATATCTTGTCTTTGTGTTAGTGCTCCGGCATCATGGTTTCACGTTAAACAAAACGAGAGCAAACATGGCAGCATATACAGACAACAGTGGACAATGGCACACTCAATACATGACAAAGGTTAAAACATTGTCTAACGAGTCCTTGCGCTATATCATAGAAGATTGCCGCAATGCTATGGCAGCAATGCCAGACAGTCCAAAGTGGGGACAGTATGCCGACGAAGTGCATTATTGCCATATGGAAATTAACAGAAGACTAGGGAGAAAATAATAATGCGAAATCTACCAACAGAAAACGAAATAAAAGAATCCATCACAGACTGCAACACATGGCACCGACGTTTCTTTAAGTGCTGGATTGATGGTTCCTATCTTGGATTTGAGCATTACCAAGACAACTGCGCCAAGGTGCGCCGTGGCTACAACAGCGACAGAGCACTGCGAGCGTTGGCTATCAATTCATTCTGTGAGTTTGTAGCACACGAAGAGAATTGTTCGCCTAGGACAGTGCAGCGACACATGGTCAAAACAGTGTCACGGGATGACTTAGAGGCTCTGAACGTAGAGCTAATTCATGACCTGCGCGACCTAGTGCGCGAAGATATGGAGCAAACAGCATGACCACAATCACACTGACAGACAAAGAATCAGCATTCTTAGAGCAATACCTAGACACAGCGTTTTGGGTGGCTGACATTGAACCGCAAGAGCTTGACGAAGATTGTCACAGGGAGGCCACAGTAGACTGTCTAGCGTTCCTGTCGCGTATTGACTGCTATTTGAATGATGACAACAGACAACAGGCGGCGCATGACTTTTACTTGTCACGCAATGGTCACGGCTCCGGATTCTGGGATAGGCCAAAAGTCTATAGCTACACTATCGGCAACTACGCTGACAAGTTCCAAGCAATAGCAGAAAGCTTTGGCCCTACTGACTACTACACAACCGACGGAGAACTTTTGACATGAGAACAATTACCAACAAGCATGGCGACCTTGCCACAATAACAACGGTGGAGACAGCGCAAGCATTCTTCAATGTCCGCATTGACACAGAGCCACCAGTGCGCCTGCAGATCGCACACGCTGAGACAATCAGCATGAACAGACAGAAAAACAAGTCAGAGAAAGACTTGCTGGATGACTTGTTGTTTAGTAGGCTTGCAGAATATGGGTTCACAAAACAGGATCAGAAACGATGAAGACAGATCACACACTATCGCGTAGAGAAGAGCGCGAACAGCAACAGCACGAAAACCTGGTTTTTGCAGTTTTGAACAAAACAACAGCAGCTATTACAATCATTCTAGGCGTTTACCTAACGTGGGCGCTATTACTTGGAGTGACATCATGAGAAGAAACCACAGCGACAAATCAATACTAGAACTAGCAGAGGAGATCAAAGCACTTGCGGACTCAATACGGCGACCTGAGCCGGTAGAATGCAATCATGAATGGGAATACGTACCGGCAGAATATGAAAGCCTGTCGGGACGTGGAACCGTGGAACAATACCCAGACGGTCACTATTGCGCCAAGTGCAATCAGTGGCAAGAAGAGTTAAACTAAACCAAAACCAAAACCAGAAGGAAACTAACCAATGAAATTTTACAAAGTAACAAACACAGTAGCACCGAAGCAATTGTACCGACGTAATCAAGGAACTTGGAAACCGTTAATGCTAGGGATGCGCCAAGGCGAGTGGTTTTTAGTGGAGAAAGCCAAAAGAGCTAACGTACAAACTGCCGCTCATGTATACTGTAAAGGCCGTTACAGCCTGTACATGCACCCTAGCAAAAAGGATGTGTATGTATTCAAGATCAACAAAAATTAGGAGACAAGGAACATGATATATAGATTGAGAAAAACAAAGCGACGTTACGGCATGACCTTCGGTAGGTGCTACATTGGGTACCATCTTGGCAAGCGTAGCCTGTACATCCCACACGACAAGAGAATGTCAAAGCTAACTATAAACGATTGGCACGGGCTGACGGAGGTGGTTAAGTGAATGTTTTGAGCTGTTTTGATGGTATGTCCTGCGGACAGTTAGCGTTACATAGGGCAGGCATCAAAGTTAACAATTACTTTGCAAGTGAAGTAGACAAACACGCCATAAAAGTAACGCAAGCAAACTTCCCTAGCACTAGGCAGCTAGGGGACATTCAAAAGGTGACAGGGGCCCAGACTGGGCAGATAGACTTACTTATTGGCGGTTCACCTTGCCAAGGGTTTAGCTTTGCAGGTAAAAACTTAAATTTTGATGATCCTAGATCCAAACTGTTCTTTGAGTTTGTTAGACTAAAAGAAGAATTGAAACCTAAGTACTTTCTGCTTGAGAATGTTCGGATGAATAAAGAATCTCAGGACATCATCAGTGAATACATGGGCTGTCAGCCAGTATTGATTAATAGTGGTTTGGTGTCGGCTCAAAATAGGCAAAGGATGTATTGGACTAACATTCCTTTTACTATGCCGGAGGATAAGCAAATAGTCCTGTCTGACATACTTCTAAACGAAGTAGACACTAAGTATTTTGCAGGTGAAAAGTTACAGGAAAACTACACAGGAGGCGATCAGCTGAACCCTAATTATAAAAGCCAAGCAAATACTATACATTGCTCAAAAGGAAAATTTGGTACGCTTTGTGCGGGTACCCACGGGTACTCCAACGGTTATGTCAGCAATCCAATACAAAGTAAGGGAAAAGGTTTCCGGCAAGTTACCCCTTTAGAGTGCGAAAGACTACAGACAGTGCCTGAAGGATACACAAACCATGTCTCTGACACTCAGCGATACAAGATGCTGGGCAATGGTTGGACAGTGGACGTTATTTCAAGTATCTTTGAAGGACTCAACAACCAACAGGGACAAACAGCATGAGCACAACATATTGGGACGAAGATGTGACGGATGACCGAGAGCCTGACCCAGAACAGGATCGCAGAGACATGATAGTTAACACCTTGAGTGAGTACAGGCTTAACGTAATGGCCGTTAGCGAGATGTTAGCCATGTGCAGTGCCTACCTACATGATGACCTGGAAAACCGCTCTACGGACGATCTAGAGGGCTTATACGCGCAATTGATAGGCCCAGAGTCACAGGAGGTACACTAATGCGCTGCAAAGCCTGCAATGTGCTACTTGAGGACAAAGACAAGCTAGATTTGTGCAACCCTTGCAACGTGGAGTCACTCAAAGCAAGGTTTCCAAATCAGAAAGTAGACGATAACGAAGTGCAAGATTTAGTTAAGAGACTTGAGGAGGTGAAGCGGTTAACATCCCAACATGAATTATTTTCATGATAATCCAGGCCCGCATGAGTCAGATTCATGTATAATAGACTCAAGAGAGCAAGGAATACATTTTGTTAATCATAATGATTATTCTTTAGCTCTCTTTAGTAAACTAAAGTAAACCTTAGAGGTAATTGATATGGCAGTAGTTAGTGGTAAAGCAGCATTTGCTCACTTGGACAGCACAGAAGTATACAACGGACAGGACACAGGCAAGTACACCTTGACCATCACCTTGGACGATGATAACGCTGATTTGTTAGCTGAGCAGGGTGTTAAGTTACGAGAGTACGAAGGCAACAAGCAGCGAAAGTTCACCAGCAAGTTCAATGTGAAAGTCATTGATGCTAACGATCAACCTTTCGTTGGTAACATCCCACGAGGCTCTGTGGTGCGTCTTAGCTACAAGACAGCAACACCACACCCTGTACACGGCACACCGACCTACCTAAACGCAGTACGGGTAGTGGAAGTAGCCGAAGACAGTAACGGCATAGATGCCGACCTATAGTGGAGAAAAGAGCACCTTTGTAAAACATGAGCCATGCCCTAAGTGTGGCTCAAGTGATGCGCTGGCCCGTTATAGCAACGGGTCGGCTCATTGTTTTGCAGCAGGGTGCAATCACCACGAAAATGTGAATGGCAACGTAGTTCAACTACAGCCCCAACCAAGGAGGCCATTAGAAGATATGACAGCATCGGGAGTCATAGCAGCAATACCGGACAGGAGGCTCAGCCAAGAGACTTGTAGAAAGTACAATGTCATGGTGGAGTACAATGCCTCCGGTGAGATTGCAAAGCACATATACCCGTACTACAGCACTGACAGCGACGAACTGAAAGCCACCAAGATACGCCATGTGAAGACCAAGGACTTCCATGCTACAGGTGACATGACCACTAATGTAGGTCTGTTCGGACAGCAAACGTGCCGTGGTGGTGGTAAGTACATAACAATCACAGAAGGTGAGTTAGATGCCCTTAGTGTGTCTGAGATGTTTGAGCGCAAGTGGGATGTAGTCTCATTACGTAACGGAGCATCGTCAGCAGCTAAGGAGATCAAGGAGAACCTGGATTTCCTTGAAGGCTATGACAACGTGGTTGTTTGCTTTGACGGTGACAAGGCAGGCCAGCAGGCCATAGATGATATCAAGGACTTGTTCTCACCAAGCAAGCTAAAGATAGTAAAGCTGCCCTTGAAGGACGCTAGTGAGATGCTAGTAGCTAACAAGGTGAGAGACTTCACTGCGGCGTGGTGGAATTCCAAGGTCTATCAGCCTGATGGTATCATCCAAGGCAGTGATACATGGGATGCCCTAACCAACAAGATCAAGGTTAAGTCAATACCGTATCCTTGGCAGGGACTCAACACCTACACGAAGGGCTTTAGACCATACGAGCTAGTGACGATAACGTCAGGGTCAGGCATGGGTAAATCTCAGATGGTCAGGGAGTTAGAGCACTACTTGCTCAGGGCAACGGAGGACAACATTGGAATCCTAGCATTGGAGGAGGATGTTGCTAGGACTGCACTGGGCATCATGTCAGTGGAGGCAGACTGTCCCTTGCACCTTGAGGAGGAGCTTGATCCAGAACTAGCATTCCCGTACTGGGAGGACACCCTTGGTACCGGCAGGTTCTACCTGTTTGATCATTGGGGCAGCACAAGTGAGGACAACCTGTTGGCTAGGGTTAGGTACATGGCTAAGGCGCTGGACTGCAAGTGGATTATCCTAGATCACCTGTCCATCGTTGTGTCGGCTCAGGACAACGGTGACGAGCGCAAAGCTATTGATGCTATCATGACCAAGCTACGGTCACTGGTGCAGGAGCTAGGCGTAGGCTTGTTCCTTGTGTCACACCTGAAGCGTACCCAAGGCAAGGCACATGAGGACGGTGGGCAGATTAGCCTAAGTGAACTGCGTGGTTCGCAGGCTATAGCACAATTGTCTGATATGGTCATTGGTTTGGAGCGTGATCAACAGGACGATAACCCTGAACGACGTAACACGACAACAGTGCGTGTGCTCAAGAACCGTTACTCTGGACTCACTGGTGCATGTTGCTACCTGAAGTACGATAACTTTACTGGTAGAATGTCAGAGACAAGTAAGCCGAAGGATGTAGACAGTGCCTTATAAACCAATGTTCTTGGACATAGAGACTAACGGTCTTGATCCTGACACCATATGGTTAGCAGTAACTATGCAGGACGATGTGGTACAGGAACACTACGACCGTGAAAGCCTCGCAAAGGCTCTCTCAGGTGACTTCCCTGTAGTGGGGCATAACCTGATAGGCTTTGATATGCCGGTGTTAGAGAAGCTGTGGAGCATCACGGTGGACAAGAGCAGAGTAGAGGACACATTAGTGCTCTCCCGTCTTGCTAACCCACAACGTGAAGGTGGTCACAGGCTGTCTAACTGGGGTGAAATCCTGGGATTCCCTAAAGGAGATCACAGTGATTGGACTTGCCTGTCCGATGAGATGGTTGCTTATTGTATCCAAGATGTCCGTGTGACAGCTAAGGCATACAATCAGATGAAGCTAGAGCTACGCAAGTTTAGCAAGGAGTCTGTTGCCCTTGAGCATGAGACGCAGTGGATTGTACAGAAGCAGATACGTAATGGTTGGCTTTTGGACATGAGACATGCTATGGATTTGCTTGCTACCCTGAAGGAGCGCAAGCTTGTTGTGGAGGATGAAGTACACAAGGTATTCAAGCCTAAGTGGGTTGACGTTAAGAAGGTAGTGCCAAAGACCAAGAAGGACGGTAGCCTGTCTAAGGTAGGACTCACTGACGATGAATACCAGAAGGTGCAACAGTCAGGCAACAGAGAACCTTTCATGCGACAGGTACTCAAGCCATTCAACCTTGGCTCAAGACAGCAGATAGGTGAGTACCTGATTGACTTTGGATGGGAGCCAGAAAAGCTAACACCTACAGGTCAGCCAGTAGTAGATGAAGCAGTATTGTCTACAGTGAAGGACATACCACAGGCAGCGTTGATTGCTGAGTACCTGATGTTACAAAAGCGTGTTGCTCAAGTGCAGTCATGGGTAGATGAAGCTAACCCAGACACCGACAGAGTGCATGGTTATGTTAACACCAACGGTGCTGTTACTGGTCGTATGACACATTCTAAACCAAACTTGGCCCAAGTACCGGCAAGCTACTCACCGTATGGCAAGGAATGCCGACAGTGTTGGGTTGCCAGAGAAGGCTATAAACTTGTAGGGTTTGACGCTAGTGGCCTAGAGCTACGTATGTTGGCCCACTACATGGACGATAAGGAGTACACAAATGAAGTCATTAACGGAGACATCCACACTGCTAACCAGCACCTTGCAGGACTTGAATCAAGAGATCAGGCAAAGACTTTCATCTACGCACTTCTCTACGGGGCAGGAGATGAGAAACTTGGAACAGTGGCTTCAGCAGGCAGAGCTGCTGGTAAAACACTTAGAGAACGATTTATGTCTAATCTCACAGCATATGCAGATCTTAAAGACAGAATTGTCAGAGAGTCAGAGCAAGGAACTATTGAAGGCTTAGACGGCAGGCTGTTACATATTAGGTCAGCACACTCTGCACTCAATACTTTACTGCAAAGTGCCGGTGCAATTGTTATGAAGAAAGCAATGTGTTTGCTGGAAGAGTATGCTACAATGTGGAAACTAGATTATTACTTTGTGGGGAACATCCATGACGAAGTACAAGCGGAAGTTAGATCAGACCACGCAGACAAGTACGGAAGACTTGCAGTATCCTGCTTGGAAGCAGCAGGAACTGAACTGGGACTCAACTGTAAACTCACAGGAGAGTACCAAGTTGGAAGTAGTTGGGCAGACACACACTGAAGAAAAACACTGTCCTAAGTGTGAAGTGACTAAGTCTTTAGATAAGTTTTACCGACATAAATTAGTTGGCTATGAGACTTATTGTAAGCCTTGTCAGAATAAAAACAGCAGAGAAAACGCAAAGAAAAGAATGTATGTCAACGGTAAAGTTATACCTAAGACACATCCTTTACATAAACCTGGACGCTACAAGTCCTTCGGTGATGCAGCGTTTGAGTCATTAAGTAACTACAAGACTGTAAAGGAAGGTCAAGTGTACATCTTGTATAGTCCAGCTTACCCTAGCTGGGTTAAGATAGGCATGGCAATAGATGCAGAAGACAGACTAAAGCAGTTCCAGACAGGTAGCCCATACAGGGACTACATCTTGATAAAGGCTTATGACACTAAGGACAGGCGTAGAGCAGAGAGTGAGATACATGAGCTACTAAGGAAAACTCATGGCAATAAGAATGAGTGGTTTGTAATTGCTGCTCCAGTGGCTGAACGTATACTAGATGGATACTTTGATGAAAACAACTAACACCCTGATAGATGACATATACAATCTTGTGAAGTTCAAGTCTCCTGATCGCTCAGTAGACGCTGAACAGATCATTGATGACTTTGGTGAAGCATGTAAGGATCTTATGCGTAAGGAGTTTACCCAGCGTGGTAGCTTTGATGCACGTAAGCTGCGTATGTCTAACATCGGCAAGACTGATAGGTTCCTGTGGAATCACTACAATAATGTAGGGCCGAAGGAAAAGATGCAGCCACATACCCTTGTGAAGTTCATGTACGGACATCTCATTGAGGAGATGCTGCTACTGTTTGTACGTCTAGCAGGGCACACAGTGACACATGAGCAGGCACAGGCTACTGTACAGGGCATCTCAGGCAGCATGGATTGCAAGATTGATGGTATAGTGACTGACGTTAAGTCTGCCAGTACCTACGGCTTCAAGAAGTTCAGGGACGCTTCACTTGCCTTTGATGATCCGTTTGGGTACATAGATCAGATCAAGGGATACGCTAGGTCTGAAGGTGAGACACAGGTAGGCTGGCTGGCTATGGATAAAGCTAATGGTCACTTGACTTACCTGAAGTATGACCTAGAGGACAAGCAGGCTCCTGTCTATGAGGTTCTAAAGAAGGACATAGAGGAGCGTATCATCCATGTGAAGGAGATGGTAGAACAGAAGGAACCACCACCCTTGTGCCATGACACAGTGCCTGACGGCAAGTCCGGTAACAAGAAGCTGGCTATGGGTTGCTCTTACTGTCACTTCAAACATGCTTGTTATCCAGACCTTCGTACATTCCTGTACTCTACAGGGCCACGATACTTAACGGAGGTGGTAAATGAGCCTAAAGTCCAAGAGATCACGTAAGCAGAGCATCTACAGGTCAGGCTTAGAGAAACGCTTTGCACAGTCAGCACCTAAAAGACGCTACTTGTACGAGCCATATGATGTACCATACGTGATGCACAGGAAATACAAGCCAGACTTTGTGGACAAGAAGACGGGTGACTACATTGAGACTAAAGGATTCTTTAGGGCAGGAGACACCCAGAAGTACACATCAATACGTGATAGTATTAAACCAATCAAGTTAATCTTTGTCCTGTCAGACCCTAACAAGAAGGTCAGGAAAGGTTCTAAGATTACGATGGGACAGTGGTGCCACAAAGAAGGTTTTGAGTTTTACACAGTTGATGAGTATGTAGATCATGTCACTAACAATGGATGAAGTAATAGAGCGTATCCTTAAACGCTATGACGCTGAAGACTTACTGGAAGCCCTGGACATTAGTTCTGAAGAGCTGCTGGATAGGTTTGAAGATAAATTTATTAACCGTCTACAGGTGTTTGAAGCCGAAGTAGATGAAGAGGAAGTAGAGGTAGAACAAGATGAGTATTGATAACGCAACACCAGAAGAGTGGAATGCACTTAGGAAAAAAACTGCTACCCCTGTAGCTGACACATGGAATCATATCTATGATGATGACAACGAGCCTAACGACCACCCAGTGTACGGAGACTATAAGTACGACAATGTACACCGGCCAGAGCATTACAACACTGGTAGCATAGAGTGTATTGACGCTATCAGGGGTATGCTCAATCACGACGAGTACATTGGGTACCTGCGTGGCAATGCCCTGAAGTACATGTGGCGCTTTAGATACAAGAAGAGCCCTATTGAAGACCTACGTAAAGCTAGGTGGTACGAAGAACGATTGATTAGTTACATGTTGGAGCACCCTAGTGACAAGTAAGGTAGGCGTACAGGATTATTTAGGTATCCAGATTGATTATGACAGAGAAGAAAACCTTAATGTGTTCTCACTAGAGACACTTAAGGATAGATATTTCTGGGGAGATGAGACACATGCCCAAGAAGCATTTGCCAGAGCGTCGGTCTATGGCGCAACGTATCAAGGACATACTGACTACAATCTTGCACAGCGCCTTTATAACTACGCAAGCAAGGGCTGGTTCGGTTTTAGCACTCCTATACTTAGTAACGGGGGAACCACTCGTGGTTTACCTATTAGCTGCTTTCTCAATTATGTTCCTGATTCAAGGCGTGGGCTATCTGATCACTATGATGAGAACATATGGTTGGCAAGTGGAGGTGGAGGCTTGGGTGGATATT